GGGTTTACACCCGGCAGTGAATGGGATTTTATAATAGACGATCAAAGAGTTTATTGTATGAAATCTAATGATATTGTAATTAAGTATGAACACAAAAGAAACCAAGAAGAATATAATCCTAGCTGGGCAAAAAGCAGTTAAGGAGTTAATTAAAGTGGCAGAAGAAAAGATCGTTGACTCAGAAGATGATTTATCAGCTGACAGACTTAAAAATGCTGCCGCAACAAAAAAATTAGCTATATTCGATGCTTTTGAAATACTTGCTAGAATAGAAGAGGAGGATGAAAGATTAAATGAAAACCCAAAAGAAGCTAAAGAAGAAAAAGCTTTTAGAGGTTTCGCAGAAGGAAGATCTAGATAATGTACGAACAAACCTTAGTAGCAGTATTAAAAGACTATATTAAACCTAAGATATTAAAAAGGTTAAACAGGTATAAGAAATGGGAGTACGGTTACAACGAAGAATACGACGTAGTTGTAATCAGTAAGACCGGGCAGATAGGAGAGGTTTACGAAATACAAGGGGTAAAAATAGCATTACCAAAGAAAGATGATGTTATTAAATTTGAAGGAGACAAGTGGAAACACACGGAATACCCAAAAGAGCTTTCAAAGATAAAATCGGTATTTGATTGGGACGAATACCCTTCACAATTTAAAGAAAAGTGGTATGACTATATTGATACAGAATTTAAAAGGCGTGAAGAAGGTTTTTGGTTTTTTAATAAAGACAAGCCTTCTTATATTACTGGTACTCACTACATGTACTTGCAGTGGTCCAAAATTGATGTTGGGGCAGCAGACTTTAGGGAGTCAAACAGATTATTCTTTATATTCTGGGAAGCTTGTAAAGCAGATGTACGTTGTTACGGAATGTGCTATCTTAAGAACAGACGGTCAGGGTTTTCTTTCATGGCCTCAGGCGAAACGGTTAATCAAGCTACAATATCCACAGACTCCAGATTCGGAATTTTATCAAAGTCTGGTCCAGATGCGAAAAAGATGTTTACTGATAAAGTTGTACCCATCTCAGTTAATTATCCCTTCTTCTTCAAACCAATCCAGGACGGTATGGACAGGCCGAAGACGGAGCTCGCGTACAGAGTTCCCGCGTCCAAATTTACGAGAAAAAAGCTTGATACCAATGAAAAGCTACAAGAGATTACCGGTCTCGATACCACGATCGACTGGAAGAACACAGGGGACAACTCGTACGACGGGGAAAAATTAAAACTATTAGTCCACGATGAAAGTGGTAAATGGGAAAGACCTACAAACATATTAAATAACTGGAGGGTTACAAAAACTTGTTTGAGATTAGGTTCAAAAATTATAGGTAAGTGTATGATGGGTAGTACATCAAACGCTTTAGATAAAGGCGGTGAGAACTTTAAAAAACTATACTATGACTCCGACGCAACAAAAAGAAATGCAAATGGACAGACTCGTTCGGGACTCTATAGCTTGTTCATTCCTATGGAATGGAACTACGAAGGCTACATTGATTCTTATGGATTTCCTGTATTTGAAACGCCAAAAAAACCAGTTGAAGGACCTGACGGATCACCTATAAAACAAGGTGTAATTGAATACTGGAACAATGAAGTTGAAGGATTAAAAGGAGATCAAGATGGTTTAAACGAATACTACCGTCAGTTTCCAAGAACAGAGCAACACGCTTTTAGAGATGAAGCAAAGCAATCTCTGTTTAATTTAACAAAGATATACGAACAAATAGATTATAACGAAGACCTTAGGAATACATCGATAATAACCACTGGAAGTTTTATGTGGGAAAACGGTATAAAAGATACTAAGGTTATATTTGTACCAAATAAAAACGGTAGATTCAACGTTAGTTGGGTACCACCTGTACAAATGCAAAACAGAGTTATAGTAAAAGGTAATACAAGATATCCAGGTAACGAACACTGCGGCGCTTTTGGGTGTGACAGTTATGATATATCAGGTACAGTTGACAAAAGAGGTTCTAATGGAGCCTTGCACGGTTTAACTAAGTTTAGTATGGAAGATGTTCCACCTAACAGATTCTTTTTAGAATATATAGCTAGACCACAAACTGCAGAGATATTTTTTGAAGACGTATTAATGGCTTGCATATTTTATGGTATGCCAATACTTGCGGAAAACAACAAACCTAGATTACTGTATCATTTTAAAAGAAGAGGCTATAGAGGCTTCTCAATGAACAGACCTGATAAAAGATTAAACAAATTATCTGTAACTGAAAGAGAAATAGGTGGTATACCGAACTCTAGTGAAGATATAAAGCAAGCACATGCTGCAGCTATAGAATCATATATAGAAACTTGTGTTGGACGAACAGAAGCCGGTTATGGAGATATGTACTTTCAAAGAACATTAGAAGACTGGGGTAAATTCAATATAAACAACAGAACAAAGCACGATGCTTCTATAAGTTCTGGCTTAGCGATAATGGCTTGTAACAAAAACTTATATTCACCGGTTAGTCCAGTGCAAAAAAAGGTTTACGATTTAGGAATTAAAAGATATGACAATAGAGGTTCTACGTCTAAAATATTAAGATAAATGAAAATACAAACAAATACCGATAGTTCTTTCCCTAACCAGGTTGTTAGCGACGAAGTAAAAGCCAGCTACGATTACGGCTTACAAGTCTCTAGAGCTATTGAACAGGAATGGTTCAATCAAGGAAGAGGTAATGGTAATAGATACTTAAACAATTGGAATAGCTTTCATTCATTACGGTTATATGCAAGAGGAGAGCAGTCAATACAAAAGTATAAAGATGAGTTGTCTATAAACGGCGATTTATCTTATCTTAATTTAGATTGGAAGCCGATACCAGTTATATCAAAATTTGTTGATATTGTTGTAAACGGTATGTCAAATAAATCGTATGATATAAATGCTTTTGCTCAAGATCCATTTTCTGTAAAAAGCAGAACTGATTATGCAGCAGCCGTTGAAAAAGATATGAATACCAAAAAAGCTTTGTTAAACATAAAACAAAACTTAGGTATGGATTTTTCAACAACAGGAGATTTAGAAAGCTTACCTGAAAACAGAGAGGAATTAGATATACATTTACAAATGACTCCTAAGCAAAACGTAGAGATTGCGGAAGAAGAAGTTATAAATAATGTATTAGCTTTTAATAAATACGAGCAAACTAAAAAACGTGTAGCTCACGATTTAACCACTATAGGTATTGGAGCTGTTAAAACATCATTTAACAAAGCCGAAGGTATAGTTACTGACTATGTTGATCCTGCTAATATGATTTATTCATATACAGAGGATCCAAACTTTGAAGATATATATTATGTGGGTGAGGTAAAATCTATATCGCTAGCAGAACTTAAAAAGCAATTTCCAACGCTATCACCATCTGAATTGGAAAAAATACAAGATATGCCTGGTAATTCTCAGTATGTAACAAACTGGGGAAACTACGATGCTAATACCATTCAAGTTTTATACTTTGAATACAAAACATATTCAGACCAGGTATTTAAAATAAAGAAGACAGATCAAGGATTAGAAAAGACGTTAGAAAAACCTGACACATTTAATCCTCCGGCTAATGATAACTTTGAAAGAATATCTAGAACAATAGAGGTATTGTATTCAGGCGCAAAAGTATTAGGTACAAATATTATGTTAGACTGGAAGCTGGCAGAGAATATGACAAGACCTACAGCTGATACTACAAAAGTAATGATGAATTACTGTATATCGGCACCTAGAATGTACAAAGGACGTATAGAATCTATAGTTAGTAAGATTACCAGCTTTGCTGATATGATCCAAATAACGCATCTTAAATTACAACAAGTAATGTCTAGGATAGTACCAGATGGTGTATTCTTAGATATGGATGGGTTAGCTGAAGTTGATTTAGGTAATGGTACAACATACAATCCGGCTGAGGCATTAAACATGTACTTTCAAACAGGTTCTGTTGTAGGTAGATCACTTACGCAAGACGGCGAATTAAATAGAGGTAAAGTACCTGTGCAAGAATTATCATCTTCGAGCGGTCAAGCAAAAATACAAAGTTTAATCGGCACATATCAGTATTATTTACAAATGATAAGAGATGTAACCGGCTTAAATGAAGCAAGAGACGGTAGCACACCTAATAAAGATTCTTTAGTAGGTCTACAAAAAATGGCAGCTAACGCATCAAACATTGCAACTAAGCACGTATTAGATTCTTTGTTATACTTAACAGTAAGAACTTGTGAAAATATAAGTTTAAAAGTAGCTGATGTTATCGAAAACCCTTTAACAGAAAATGCTTTAACAAACGCTATAAGCACATTCAATACAAAAACTCTTGAGGAGTTAATGAATTTACAGTTGCATGACTTCGGTATTTATTTAGAGTTAGAACCGGAAGAGGAAGAAAAAGCTTTGTTAGAGCAAAACATACAAGTAGCTTTACAAACACAAGCAATAGCTTTGTCTGATGCAATTGATATTAGACAAATAAAAAATATAAAGTTAGCCAATCAATTCTTGAAGCTTAGACAAAAACAAAAAATAAAAAGAGAACAAGAACAACAACAAGCTAACATTCAAGCACAAGCGCAAGCAAATGCTGAAGCATCTGAAAAAGCTGCAATGGCTGAGGTGCAAAAACAACAAGCACTTACTCAGGAAAAAGTAAGTATAGAGCAAGCTAAGTCGCAGTTTGAAATACAAAGAATGCAAACTGAAGCTCAAATAAAAAGAGAGTTAATGGCTGAAGAGTTCAACTTTAATATGCAGCTAGCTCAAGTAAGAGCAAATGCGGACGGAGCTAAGGAAAAAGAAATTGAAGATAGAAAAGATAAAAGAATAAAAATGCAGGGATCCCAACAGTCCGAGTTGATACAACAAAGACAAACAGAGGGATTACCTAAAAACTTTGAATCATCAGGAAACGATGTGTTAGGTGGATTCGGGATAGAAGAATTCGGCCCTAGCTAATAAACAATTATTTAATTATATTATATTATGTCAGAAGTAAAACAAGAAGGGGATTTTAAAATTAAATCCAAGAAAACAAGCCCTAAAAAGTTAGGCAACCAATCTAACGAACCTATAAAGGTTAATATAGACGAAGTGAAAGAACCAGTAGCTGAAGAAGTTGCTAAGGTAGTAATATCAGAAGTTAAAGAAGACGTAGTTGAAGAACCTGTCGTAGTCGTTAACGATACACCAGACGATACCGCCCAAGATGGTATTATAGAAATTGTAGATGAAGAACCCGCTCAAGAGCCTGAAAAAGTTATTGAACAACAACCTCAGCCAGTAGCTGAACAAAGAGTGCTACCAGAAAACATAGATAAACTTGTTACTTTTATGGAGGAAACAGGTGGATCAGTGGAAGACTACGTTAGATTAAACGCAGACTACTCAAATGTTGATGATAAAACATTATTAAAAGAATATTACAAACAAACAAAACCTTATTTAGAATCAGATGACGTTAGCCTACTATTAGAAGACTACGACTATGACGAAGACATAGATGAGGAAAGAGATATACGCAAAAAGAAAATTGCGTTTAAAGAAGAAGTTGGAAAAGCTAAAAGCTTTTTGGAAAAAACCAAGAGTAAATATTACGACGAAATCAAGTTGAGACCCGGCGTTACTCAGGAACAACAAAAAGCAACAGAGTTTTTCAACCGATACAAAGAAGATCAGAAGATAGCTGAGCAACAGCATTCGGACTTTAAATCAAAAACAAATGATTACTTTACTAATGAATTCAAAGGTTTTGACTTCAATGTAGGTAAAAAGAAGTTTAGATATGGTTTACAAGATCCTAGTAAAGTTGCAGAGAACCAATCAAGTATTAACAATTTCGTAGGAAAGTTTCTTGACGAGAGCGGTAATATAAAAGATACGAAAGGTTATCATAAAGCTATTTATATCGCTTCAAATGCTGACAAGATTATTAATCATTTTTATGAACAAGGAAGAACAGATGCCACTAAAGAAATAGTTAGTAGTTCTAAAAATCCCAGCACAGAGCCAAGGCAAACTAGTTCTAGTGAGTTCGTGAACGGAATAAAAGTTAAGTCAATAAGCGGTTATGATTCTTCTAAACTTAGAATTAAAACAAAAAAATTTAACTAAAAAAATTAAAAAATTATGGCAAATGTAAGCCCAGTGTTTGGAAGCTTAATTCCAACGCAAAAAAAGCAAGCCTTAGAAGGCAATTATTTAAACTTTACTGATGGAACGAATGATTTCGCACAACAGTACTTACCAGAAATCTATGAAGCTGAAGTAGAGCGTTATGGAAATAGAACCTTAGGTGGTTTCTTAAGAATGGTAGGAGCTGAAATGCCAATGACTTCTGACCAAGTAGTATGGTCTGAACAAAATAGATTACACATTTCTTACGAGAACGTAATAGCAACTAATACAGGTGCTGTAGGATCAAAAGTTTCTACTTTAACTATTCCAGTAGGAGCTGGTATTGAAAACGTTGTATCTCCTGGTTCTACAATTGTAGTGATGAATCCAGCAAATGGAGCAGAATTAAACTGTTACGTTGTTGCTTCTGGAGCTACTCCTGGTAGTGCATTAGGTGCAGGTGTATTAACTGTAGCACCTTACTCACAAGAAGCCTTAGATGGAACTGGAGCAGGAGCTGCTGAAGTAGATTTAGTAACTGGTGGACCAGCCCTTAAGATTTTCGTATACGGATCTGAGTATGGAAAAGGAACTGGAGATGCTAACAGAGTTTCTGTAACACCTTCTTTCACTCAATATTCTAACTCTCCTATTATCATCAAAGACAAGTACGCAATCAATGGATCTGACACTGCTCAGATTGGATGGGTTGAAGTAGCTACTGAGTCTGGTCAAGGAGGTTTCTTATGGTACTTAAAAGCTGAGTCTGAAACAAGATTACGTTTTGAAGATTACCTAGAAATGTCTATGGTAGAAGGTGAATTAAAATCTGGAAGTTCAACTACAACTGCTAGAGGTACTGAAGGTCTTTTCGCTGCTGTTAAAAGCCGTGGAAATGTATTAGTAGACTTTACTGCAACAACTGGTTTAGCTCAGTTTGATTCAATTCTTAAAAACTTAGATACTCAAGGAGCAATCGAAGAAAACATGTTATTCTTAAACAGAGAAACTTCTCTAGACTTTGATGATATGTTAGCTGGTGTAGGGCAAACAGCTGGAGCTGGTGCTTATTACGGTGGTGGTAGTTCTTTTGGTGTATTTGAAAATTCTGAAGAAATGGCATTAAACTTAGGTTTTTCTGGATTCAGAAGAGGTTCTTATGACTTCTACAAAACTGACTGGAAATACTTAAACGACGCTTCTACTCAGAGGAGGTGT